TGAGAAGCGAGCGGAGTATCTCGATGCTGAGCGGCTTGAGCGGTTGGGGCTGGTTCGCGGTTAATGGCCGGCCATCAGCGATTCTTTTCGGTAACTGATAGGATCCGTGGAAAATATACGGTATCAGATTCCGGCTGTTGGATTTGGAATAGGGCGAAATCTCCGGCAGGATACGGGATCGTCCGAATAGACGGGCGCAACTGGCTTGTGTCTCGCGCGGCATGGTCGGAGGCTAACGGCCCAATACCTGCGGGTATGTATGTCTTGCACCGCTGCGACACGCCGGCTTGTGTCAATGTAGAGCATTTGTTCATCGGCACGCAGACCGATAATATGCGCGATGCCGCTAACAAGGGGCGCGTCAGCTACGCCGCCTCTCATGCGGCGCGCCGTTGCAAGGTGTCGCTAGAAGACGCTGAGTTGATACGCCTGGCCTACGAGACGCTACCAGTTAGCCAAAGCGATATCGCTGCGGCATGGGGAATTACCCAGACATATGTCGGGCATATCGTTCGCGGCAAGGCTAGGGCCGCTTGAACCTGGAGGCGCTACTGACTAGCTATGTCGGATTCGCCCTAACGACCGCGACCCCGCTTCAGCGCGCGATCTGCAGAGCGTCAACAGGTGAACCGCTGGCTGAGCTGTCTGACGACCCAGATGTTATCAAGGCATTCGGCGGGCAGTCGGCTGTATCGAAGTTGCCATCGAGCCCTCCAAAACTGTTCGATACCGTGGCGGCCGTCCGTTGCGGGAAATCTCTAATCGAGGCCGCGAAGATACTCCGCTGGTCTCAAGTGGTAGACGTCTCGTCGTTAGGCGCCGGGGAAACTCCGCGCATTCCAATTGTCAGCTATCGTATGGACCAGGCGCAGGCAGTGTTTGACCACCTGCTAGGTGCGTTGCTTAGGTCACCGGTACTGAACAGCCTGCTCATAAAGGCTGGCAAGCAGGAGCTTATGCTACGTCACCCAACTGGGCGCCCAGTCGAGGTTCGGGTGATAGCAGGATCTCGAGCGGGGACTACTTTGGTGTCCAGGTGGTTAGCGGGAATTGTTTTTGATGAAGCGCCGCGACTCCAGGGGCAGGACGAGTCAATTGTGAACCTGGACGACGCGCTCGCTGCTGTCCAGGCACGTATCCTTCCCGGCGGGCAGATTGACTGCGCAGGCTCGCCGTGGGCACCACGCGGGACCATCTACCGTCACTTTGTCGAAAGCTTCGGGATGCCGAGCGAAGACCTGGTGATGGTGGTTGCTCCAGGAAAGGCGTTGAACCCCGGCCGCTACACGGATGCGTTCTGCGTCGAGCTCGAGCGGCGAGACCCGCGGGCCTATAAGACTGACGTTCTCGCCCAGTTCGCTGACCTTGAGGACTCGCTCCTGTCCAGCGCCGATGTCCTAGCATGCACTCGCGACAAGATGATCGAGGGCTACGATGAGCGCTTCGAATACATTGCGGCAATGGATCCAGCGATGAGGACCAATGCGTGGACCCTCGTTATCCTTTGTTGCTCTGCACCCGACACCTACTCGGTAGTTTATACGCATCAGTGGCAAGGATCTAACTCCCGCCCGCTGAAGCCGTCGCGAGTGCTGCGAGAGATTTCATTCGCATGTCGCGAGTACCACCTGGATTCGGCATGGTCAGACCAGGCGAGCTTCGATGCGCTGGCAGATACGGCTGAACAATGTGGATTAACCCTGTCGCAGCACGCCTTTACGGCGGCGCTCTGGGAATCGACTGCGGAGCGATTGCGTGCGTTGGTAGGCGGGCGGCAGTTGAGTTTGCCGCCAGACGCGACGCTTCGCAGCGACTTGCTTAGCGTGCAACGGAGGCTGACCTCTAGAGGCTCCAGCGTTGTGCTAGGGAAGACGGCGGGAGATAACCGACACTCGGATTATGTGCCCGCTCTGTGCTTGGCGCTGGCGCATGCTCCCAGCCCGCCATTCGTCGAAGTGCCGGATGACAGAGACGATGAACAGAGGCTTATTGACATGCTCCAATCGCAGCAACAGACGTGGGACCAGGGCGCCGCCAACCGACTGACGGGGTATTCGGTATGAAGCCGCTTGACGCCGACGATGCTGACTCAGTAATCGCCTGGATGAGAGAGCGCGGAGTGAAGCGTCTTGAGCTAGGAATCCTGGACGGCAAGGCGTACGGGATGACCTTCGAACTATCGGATACGATTCCTTCGCCGGCATCCTTTGACGAGCCCGAGGCCCCGACCGAAGAGAAGCCAGCCGGCGTCTGCGCCTACGGCTCCTGCGGCGACCCGGCGAATAGCCCAATCGTGCCTGGCTACTGCAGGTCACATGCTCTCAAGCTAGCAGGGGTCGGCAATGGCTGAGATGACCGACGCCGAGCGTGAGTTAATTGGCTCGCTACTCAGTAATCAGTGCGACCTCAGGTACATCGGAGACGGCGGTAGCCTTCACTCCTCGGTCATTGACGGAATGCGGAAGGTCATGATCGAGCGAATCCCCCAAGAGCTGCGCGATCGCTGCCAGGCGACAATGCAGGCCAAGCGAGCTGCCGATAAGGCGCTCTACCAGATTCACAACGAACTTCATTTACTCGGAATCACGAACCATCAGGTGGTCACCGACCTCGTGGAGAACGTCTTCTATAAGGAGTTCGCCAATGGCTGAGCCCGCGATCACGCTCTGGTACAACCAGCCCGACCCGGCCGCCGAAGTCGTGCGCCTCGGTCGCGAACTCTACTCGAAACAGGGTGAGGAGCGCATCTCACTCGCGGAGGATAGCCTTGCTCTCTACCTTGGTAGCACTCGCCATAATCTTCGTGGCAGCAATTCCAATCCTCTGGGACTCGTTGACGTTCTCACTGAAGCTGGCGTCGAGAACGGCATCCAAGCGATCACGGACACGAAGGTCAACACCATCCTGAAGAACCGGGTTCGCCCGATGTTCGTCACAGACGGGGCCGACACCGACACGAAGCAACGCGCTGAAGCAATGCAGCGTGCGTGCGATGGCGTGATGTATCAGCAGAAGCTGCAAGGGAGAAAGCTCCGAGGCGTGGCGATGGCTGGCTACATCTTCGAGGGTGGCGGCGTCGAGTGGTTTGCCGACTGCGCGAACTCTCGCATCGTCGCTACCCCGGTGTGGTGCTGGAACTTCTTCGTCTCGAAGCGCGAGGCCCAGCACGGTGAGCCGCGGCAGAAATTCGCGAGGCTGCTAATCGACCGCGGCGTGCTGCTCTCATTCCTGGGTGATGCCTCGGCCAAGGTCAAGGATGCCGTCAAGAACGCGACTGCGGCGAGCTGGAAGGACACTAACGACGACATGCGCGACGCTTCGAAGCTGAGCGATCAGGTCGTCATCTACAAGGCTTGGCACTTGCCGAGCGGACGGGTAGACCTCGATGACAACAAGGCTTGGGGGAAGAATGAAGACGGAACCAGAAGCGTCCGTGCAAATCATGATGGACGCCATGTTGTGGCTCTCGACGGCGGAGACGACGGTGATGCGATTGAGCTTGTCGACGTGCCTTGGCCGCACGACCATTTCCCGGTGGCCTGGTTCAAACCGAACTTCGTGCCTGGTAGTTACTGGGGACGGGGTGAGCCGGAGATTCTCGCTACCGCCCAGATTGAGGTCAATCGCTGGAATACACGAGTTAATCAAATAATCCGCAAGCACGCGGTGCCGCGCACGTTCGCTAGCAAAGACTCGGGGCTCAACCCGGGCTCGATGAACAACAACGTCGACAACATCTACATGGTGAAGGGTAGCCCTCAGGGGGCTATCTGGGTCGAGAACGCGCCGGCTGTGTCTCCGGACCTGCTCCAGCGCACGGCGAACCTCATGCAGTGGATGCGCGACCAGCGTGGCGTCTCCGAGATGTCGATGAAGGCCCAGAAGCCACAGGGCATCAACCACGAGCCGGGCATGGCGTTTCTGGCCGACACCGAGTCGATGCGTCACACCGACGAGTTCCAGGCTTGGGAGGAATTCCACCTCGATTGCTACAAGAACATCGTGCGGTGTTTCGATGAGCTTGCCGAGAATGACGAGAACTACGAGGTTGTATTTGAGAAGGACCAGAAGCTCATCCGCCAACGGTGGAAGGACATCCGACTCTCGAACTTCTTCATGCTGAAGCTCTGGCCGACGAACCTGTTCAAGCAGGACCCTGCACAGCGCGCGGACCAGATCGCCGATATGGTCGAGAAGGGACTGTTCCCGCCGGAGAAGTACTTCGATGCCATCGACGCGCCGGACATCAAGGCTCTCATGGGCAACCGGGCAGCCATGGAACAGAACATCCAGCGCTGCCTCCAGGCCATTATCGAGAGCGGCGAGGTTACCGAGCTCGAGCAGCCGACCCCGTACATGGATTTGCAGCTGGCGAAACAGCTCGGCATCCAGCGGTTGAACGAGCTTCAGGTCGACGAGCCCGACAACTGGAAGAGCGTCAACGCGCTGACCCAATGGCTCGAGCTGGTCGACGCCACGATTACGCAAGGCACTGCCGCTGCCAATCAGGCTCCGGTTGGCGCCAACGTACAGGCGCTGAACGCGGCCGCTGCTGTACCGCCGCCTGATGCGGGCGGGGCGCCTCCGCCGAACATGCCGCCACCCCAAGGAATGCAATGACCATAGCCGACGAGATCATCGAACAAGCCATCGAGCAGAACGCCGCCTCGGTCGCGCCAGGCATTGAAGCTGCTTCGGTCGAGACCCCGGCAGCCGCCACCAAGGCCCCACCAGCGGGTTTCGTCGAC